GCTGCTTTTGGCGGACTACTAACTTTTGCTTTTGTGATTACTCGCGGCAAAATCTTCGAGGACGACTGACGTGAACGACTTCAATTGGACAACAGCGGCGACAGTTTTTGTGGTCTATGTGCTGTTTGATATTTTGTACGCGCTGTATGTGTTGTGCGTTAGTCGGCAGCAGGCGGTGGCAGCCGCTGGCATCAGCGCGGTGCTGTACAGTCTCGGCGCATACGGCGTCATGAACTACTTGCACAATCCGTGGTATTTGATACCTTTGGCTTTCGGCGCGTTTATTGGGACATACATCGCCGTGAAATACATGGGCAACTGGCACGCATGACGCCGTACCGGTCGACGACAATTGCCATAGATTTCGACAGAACATTTACTAGCGACGTCGAATTTTGGCGTTTTTTCATTCGTCACGCTGTGAAGCGCGGGCACGCAGTACTTTGCGTTACCGGGCGCACAGAAACCGCGTTCACCCGACGCGAGTTGTTTTCCGTCTTTGGCGAAAAGACCTACAGCCTGTTGCATGATGTGATTTTCTGCAATCATTCGCCCAAGCGGGAGCGTACACTAGCGCTGGGCTACAAAATAGATATTTGGATTGACGATATGCCAGAGGGCATAGGCGCGACCGACAAGATCGTGTTTGAAAAACTGGAAGACATGTTTCCTGTGTGCGAGACTTTGCCGGTGTTTACAAAAGGCAACGTTGACCCAGAAAAGGTGTGGATGCCATGACTAAGAAAGCCAAAAAGAAAACCGCGGCTAAGAAAAAGCCGACGAAGAAAATTGACCGGATCGAAAAGTTAGAAGTAGTCGTATCTGAGTTGGCGATTCGTGTGAAAGAGTTGGAAGCGCAAATTGCCGCACTTCCAAAACCTTATTTCAATCCAATACCGCCGCCAGTAAAGACTTGGCCGTGCGATCCCATTAAAGACTACGGTCCGTGGTGGAATAGCGTATCTTGGACGGTGGACTACGCGTCCGCTTTGCTGAATAAAAAGCAGGACAAAAACTGCGGCAAGGATCAGCCGCCCGGTGACACAGTATGACGCTGCCGCATGAGCGCACCAGAGCCGTCATCAACGTGCACGACTTTCTTGTACGCTTAGTTAGCCCGTACAACGAAAACGGCATCAAGAAGATACCGAAGGTTGTCCGCAAAGAAGCCTTGTGGTTATTGAAACATTTTCCGCGCCCGTACGATATCCACGCCGCGGCCAAGTGCGCCCCCGACGTGTTCGACGCGCAAGAAATTCTCCGCTACGACGAAGAGCGCCAACAGCAGTGGATAGACGAGTTAAAAGACACAATTAAAACGCAAGAAACCTAAGGTATACTTGAGTGGCTTGCGGAGGATTTATGGACGCTTATGGTCACATCATCTTTATTTTCGCTTTTGTCGCTGGTGTTTTTGCTGGCTATCTTTGTGCGCGCCTTGACTATATTTACGTGCGTCTCCGGGAGTGGCACGAAGGCGCCAGTCAAATTCCGCAAGCGACGGGATTCTTCTCGCAGCAAAGTGACAAAGCCGCACGGCAAGCCACCAGCCCCGCCAAAACCCAAACCCAAGCCGTCGCGGAAAAAATCGACATCGACACGCGCACAGTCGTCACAGAAATCAACACGGCGGGGATCAAAAAAGGCTCAGAAGTAGAACTGGGCACGACAACCGCTAAACAGGACACGCTCAATGAGTCTGTGTCCAAACTCGCTCAATTGAAAGGACGTTAATCATGGCAAAAGGTTTAGACGTAGGTACTTCGTTTATTGTGTTGGCCTCCGATTCGGATGCCCCGATCAGTTACACCAGCGACGATAAGTTCGGCTACGTAAAGTACACCGACTTTCGCGATGCTTTTTTCATTATCAAGCCGACCACTCCTGTCGCCACCAAAATGATTGAAAAAGGGTTGCAGGGAAAAGTGTTCGTCAAGGATGCCGATGGTTCTTTTATCATTCTCGGGCAAGACGCCATCGAGAAAGCCATTGAGCGCAATGAGTCCGCCAAGCGCCCGATGTATCGCGGCGTTGTCAGCCCCAAGGAAAAAGAAGCCAAGCGCGTGCTGGCGTACATTCTTCAGCAGGTGTGCGGTACAGCCAGCGAGCAAGACGAAAAACTGGTGTTCTGTATTCCGGCGCAGCCCGTGGATCAGGAAGACGACGAGTTTGACGTCGGTTACCACGAAGACGTTGTCAAAACAGTTCTGCAAGGCCAAGGGTACAGTGCGCGCGCCATCAACGAAGCCGAAGCGCTGTGCTACTCTGAGTTGGAGCAGGACGAGTACACCGGCGTAGCGCTGTCGTGGGGCGCGGGCATGGTGAACTGCTGCGTGATGCTCAACGGCGAGCCAACCGTCGCGTTTTCCACCACCAAGTCGGGCGACTGGATCGACCGCATGGCCGGCATTGCTACCGGAGAGCCGGATAGCGTCGTACAAGCAGAAAAAGAGCAAGGCGAGTTCGCAATCGGCGAGCAAAACGAAAACGCCGTATTAGCCGCTGTGAGTGCGTACTACGAGCGCCTGATCGACTACACCACAAAGCAGTTGGCCAATTCGTTACGCGGTCACAAGTCACTGCCCAAGTTCAAAAATCCGTTGCCGATTGTCGTGGCTGGCGGAACAACGCAGGCTAATGGCTTTGTCCAGATGTTTGACAAGAAAATTGTCGAGAACGGTTTTCCGCTTCCGATCAAGGAAGTTCGGCATGCCGCTGACCCGCTTCACGCTGTTGCGCGCGGTTGTCTGATTGCCGCCAAAGTGCTCTGATATTTTTGCGGCCCGAATAGACGCGCCCATCGTTGATTGGTACGATGGGCGCTCTCATTTACAACGCGCAGGCAAGGATGTCGCACATGGGTCGGCAAAAATTCAATGGCATTATCATTTCAAACAGAGGTAACATCGACGGACGGCAGCCGGAACTTGAAAACACGTTGCCATACGTTCAAAAAGCGCTAAAAGAAGGCTGGCACGTATGCGTCGACGTGTTTTTCCACTGCGGCGCGTTTATTCTGCCGTTTGATGGCGGGTTTCATGTCGCTCCGCCGGCTTTGCTATCAAAACAACGGGTATGGTGCCGCGCGCACGACGCTGACACGATTGATGCGTTGTGTAACATTAACGCGCATTGTTTCCTGCACAGCGAAACGTTTATGTCGCTAACAAGTGCGCAGTTTATCTGGACAAATCCTCCGCATCAGTTGGTAGCCCGGGCAATCGCTATGTTGCCGGAGACTGCGGAAGAAGAATGGCTCGACAGCGCCGAACCGGCCGGACTATGCAGCAACGAGCCGCTGCGGTATATCTGACCGTATAGATCGTTGAAAACTAGCGTCGAGCATGCCGCCCTCTTCTATTTCGGCGCGGCAGTTATGTAAAATTGGTGTGTACCGTAAGTTAGCCGTGGTGGTCGGCTGGTTAGGGCTGAGGCTAAATGCAGGGATGCAGACAGCCCGGCGCGGTTTCGTGGTCAGGTTTAGTCGTGAACACGATCGGAGGCGCGGCGAATATCACACGAGGTAATTTTTACCTTCGAAAGTCGTCGTGAAACCTCGATTTTTATCGAGGTAGGACCTGCGGATAGGGGATCGCAGGGGCTTGCGGTACACACCTTTAAATCTCGTAAGTGCCGACTGGCTAGACAGTTAAAACAATGCTCGACGAGTTTATCTTGTCTTTATCGGTGTTTATCGCTTCCTTCGGCGTTTCGGCGTTTGCGGGGTTGGCGACGCTTTTGCGTTTCAGCACCAAACTTTCTAAACTAGCGGTTGTTAGTTCGATGCTGAATTCTGGTTTTTTGGGTTTGGCTATTTCGCTGATTTGGTATCGCAATTTCAGCCAAGACTCAAATATTCACGGTTTGATCGGAATTTGTGTGTTAGCCGGGATGGGCGGGTCTACGCTTACCGACGTAATAATTTCTCTATTGTCTGGTACCGGCATCAAAGTCATCATTAACCACGAAAGGGATCGCGATGACCTTCACAACCACGGCAACGACGACGATGGACCCACAAATTCGTAATCAAATGAGCCTGATGGCGTGGGTAATGGCCTTTTTGTGTGGCTGGGCGCTGTTTTTGTCGGCACACGCCTGTCGCGGGAGTCATATTGTTTTGACGGGAGAAACTAACAGTTCCGAACCCGTCGTCACCCAGCAGTAAATTTGCGGGTACGCCATGGATGGCTTTTCTATTCTTGACGGTTCGTGGCGCGAGCCGCTGGACAGCCATCGTGAATACGATATTGGCAACGCGCTCGGCTGGCTGTACCGCACGCACGGCAAACAGGCCGCGACTAATCATGCGCTTGTCGGTCGGCTTTATTTAGCCAAAAGCGGCTGGTTGCTTCTTTCCGTTCCAAACGCGCTTGTGCGCGGAATCTATGACGCCATGTCGGCCCCCGGCGCCGAACTTCCGCTCGCTGGCGTTTTTAATGTGCCCAACGTCGACGCAGACGTTTTGAACGCGCACATTTCTGTCATGACGGCCGACGAAGTCAAAAAAGTCGGATACGACAATATCAATGAGCGCGGCCACATGTTTGGCTATTCGCTCGGCGGTTTGAAAGAAATCACACCCAACAACGTCGACGGCGTTAGCAAGGTGTGGGCGATACAAGTCTCGTCCCCCGCGCTTTCAGCCTTACGCAAGAGTTACGGTCTTTCCGCGCTGCCGAACGGGCATCCGTTTCACATTACCGTTGCCGCGCGCCGCAAAAAGGTGCTGCAAGAGAACAGTGTGCGCAAAGCCGCGTCAGAACTTTCCCGATCGGGATCAAAACTTTCCCGCTCGGGACAAAACGACCTGTTACCGGGCGGAAAAGCAGATAATTTACCCGATCGGGAAATTTCCCCAGTCGCATTAGCCGAAGGAGCCGAACATGAGCACGAACACACCAATAATGATCAAGTCGCCAAAGAAATTGCCAAGGATCACCTGTCCGAAGACCCGCGCTACTACAAAAAAGTCAAAATCATAGAAGAAAGCAAATCGGCCTCCAGCGAGCAGATCAAAATGCCGCCAAAGCCCGCCGGCGTTCCTAAGCAAGACACCGCGCCACCTGAAATGCCACCTCCTGTCACGACGGATGTGTCTTTTGGCGTAGTTCCGCCTCCGTCTTTACCGCCGTCCGGACAGCAACTTCCTAATCCGCAACAGCAGGATGACGAAGAGCAGAAAAAGATGGCGGCTACAGTCACGCGGATTATTGACGAGTTGCGAGCGGCCAAAGATCACTCAGATAACAAGCGTTACGACCAGAAACACGCCATCATTCGCCGGCTGATGGAAAATGCGCCGAAAGACTGGGAAGTAGACGACCCAAAGCCGTACCACAAAGGCGTAACGCATAAGCCGACGAGTTTTAAGTTCCACGTTGCGCCGACCGCGATTCCGACGTCCGTGAAAGCCGCGTACAGGCAACCTCGCGGCGCATATGCCACCGCGCTATACAACTCATTCGGTTTGCATCGTCCGATAACGTACGACTACAACAAGACCGTCGCTGAAAATGTTCAAAATCAGTTGACGCAGGTAAAACAGCGCGGCGACTTCATGTTACAGGCAAAACGTAATCATCAGCGCTACATGGCAACGCTAGACCCGAACTACCGATACGAATTGGCTATGAAAGCCATGAACAACGAATTGGAAGAGCCGCCGCTGGCTGATCAATTAATCGAACGTCACGGCGATAGCATTCTTAACACCGTTTTCGGGAGACCTAAATGAGTTGGCTACCCGGCTGGTTTAAACCTCAAAACAAACCCGTTTTGCCTGTTCCGGATTCTTCGCCAGATAAAACGCCGTGGATGCGTGTTTGGTTGACGCTCCGTGCGGTAAACTTAAAAGAACTGTGGCCGGTGTTTGTCAGCATCCCGGCGATTGTTTTTTTTGCTATCAGCGGTTTTATCGCGTGGTTGTATTTAATTGCGCGTGCGTGCGTATCGTTTGTGCGCCGGCTGTTTAAATAACGAAATAGCGGGGACATGGGATAATGATTGATCTTGCTCTATGGCAAGCCGTTCCGCAGCGCGTGACTGAGTTGCTTCCGCGCGCGATTGAACTCGGCCACGCTTACACAAAGATAGCCTCCATGACGGGGGATTTAGCCGGCAGCACCGCGACGTGGCTGGTGGACGAAGATGTTTTAGTGTGCTATCGGACAAATGCCGCGCGCCGGGTCAAACTTGGTCACTTGGACAACGGACAATGTTTCCGCATTCGCGACATCAGCGTAAAGCCTGATATCGAAAAAGAAATCATCATCAAAAAAGCCGCTTTGCCCGGCGTGAGCCATGTATGGGATTTTGCTAACAAAGCCCTTGCCGGCCCGACACCGCTGTCAAATGCGATTGTGTCTGGTTTGATGTTAGGCGGGTTGGGCTACGGTGCCGGCACACTGGCCGAAAACTTGTTCCCTGAAAAATACGTGCAACGAGGAACGCTGCGCCGCAATCTTGGGCTGCTGGGTCTTGCCGGCGGCGCTGGTTTGGGTGCGATGAACGCATACTCAAACGGCCGCCGCACAGGCAAAGGCTTTTGGTCTGGTTTGATAACACGTAACGACGCTGACGTGTCGAAGTACACGCCCGAGTACCGGCTGGCACAACGCGGCACGCCGTTAGGCCCAATTGTCGACGGCCCTCGGCCGAAAACAGCCGCAGAGCGCATCAAACAAAGTTTTCAACAGTTTCCGTCGCAGTTGCAAACTCCTAGCCTGTTCGCGCCGGTGGTTAACGTTCCGCAGTTTAATCAGGCCGCGTGGGGCGATGTTCAGCGCGGTATGCATACGAACAATTTTCAAAACTTTACGCCTCCGCAGTACGCCGCGGCGACCACCGGTTTAATGTCCGGGATAAGCACGTCGCAAAATTCGCCGATTATTCGGCCGGTCGATGTTATTCGCGGCATTGCGTCAGCCGGCGTTGGCTTGGCCACGGCTAACATGGCCGGACGAGCGTTATCTGCGCTGGCTGGTTTAACACCGGCCGGGCAAGAAAAGTTGCAAGACATGGGGTTATGGGGTGGTATGATGCATGCTATCGTACCAGCGATGTTTAACCAACGTTAATAGAGGATTTTATGGCTACAAAGAAGCAGTTTGTACCGGTTGACGCTGTGCGTGAAGATTTGCGCACGTTTAATGAGGTGGTGTCAAACGTATCGACAGCGAATGTTGAAAAATGGTTGACGCCTGAGTTCTGGACTATGGCCACAGCGGCCGTCGGCAATCTTGTTGCCGTGCTGGCGCTGGTGGGTTGGCTGGACTATTCACAAGTCGAGACTGTGACGAAAGCCTTGACGGCTCTTGTCGGCGCGTCGCAGGTCATCTTGGTCAACGGTTTGTTGGTCTGGAAGTTTTTGAGCGGCCAGCAGGCAGTCAAGCAACAGATCGTCGCAGCCAAACTGCGCGTTGCCGAAGACGTGATGTATTCGCGTATGCACGGCACTAACAATCGGTGAACTATGACTGAAGGCGAACTTGCAGATCGGATTAAATCGTCTCCGGCGCTTTCAGCGCTGCACGACGATATTGTGAAAGAACTGGCGTTTCACGCAGACGGAAACGTGCAGTTCGACCCGATTACCATCATCATGATCATTTCGATCATCGTGCAAGTAATCATTCATTGTCGAGAAAAACGTAACGACGAGGATATCGCGCAAGACATTCGTGACATTCGCACGTTACCGCCGCGCAAACTTATGCGCTTACGCCGTCGTTTAAACAGACTGTGGCGCGAGCGCGCGGGCGGCCAACACGCAAGCGCAACGGCTGTGAATCCATTAATTACGGCTATCTACGAAGTAGCCGAGCGCGCCGACGACGAAACGTTAAATGAAGTCATTCAACTGGCTAGAGAATACTCGTAGGTGACACATGGCAAGGAAGCCAAAACAAACCGCCGCAGATAAAAACGTTCTGCCGCCGCAAGAGGTGCTCAAATATCTTTTTGACCTTGGGTACTTTGGCAAGAAGCCGTGGTCGACGGTAAAGGCTATTCGCGGCAAAGAACTTGAAAAAGCGATTTGTGCGTATCAAAAGTTCAACGGCATCGACGAGTGTGGCTGTGTAGATGACGTCACCGCGCACAGGCTCAATCGCCGGCGTTGTGGTCTTCCGGACTTCGGGCTAACCGATCCATCTGGCGGCCCTTGCAAATGGCCCATGGCGAAGATTTCGTATTATCACGATCTCAAACTGCCCGGAATGACCGACGAACAGGTTAGGGAAGCCTATGACATCGCGTTTAGTCAGTGGGCGGCTGTCTGCAATATCGAGCCAAACCGAGTTGACGGTCCTGAACGCGCAAACATTTATGCCAAGTCCGGTAGCGGCAAAAAACACAATCTTGATAACCGCGGCGGCACACTAGCGTGGAGCGAGTTACCGTGCGGTGTCGCCGAGAATGTTCAGTTAGATCAGATGTTTGACGAAGCGGAGCCGTGGTCATTTAACATGGCTATTGCCGTTATCTGCCACGAACTTGGTCACGCGCTTGGTTTGCCGCATTTAAACAACGGCAATCTTATGGCGCCATATTACGACCCCAATGTAACGTCGCCGCAAAAGGGCGATATCGAAGAAATTGTAAAGTTATACGGCAAACGCTCGAAAAAGTACCCGATTACAAAAGATGCGTCGTTAAAGATTGGCGGTACGATCATGATTAACGGCCGCCCGTATGTACTAGTACCGAAAACTTGATAAAATCTATGATCTGAAGGAGATACACAAATGACACAATTCCAAATGCTTTCTCTTGGAGTTTTTGTCGGTATTGCTAGCGTAGCGTACCGGAAAGAACTGTACGCGCTGGTTAAGGCGTTGTTAAATCGCGGCGGCATCAGCACGCCGACAGTTAACAAGTCTATCGCCGTCACCATCGTAGACGATCTTGTATCGGTAACCGAGTTGCGCGATAAGTTGGCCGCTGAAGATTGCCCGCAAGGCGTAGAAGCGTGCACCAGCCTTTTGCGCGTTATTGTTGAGCACATTCCGCCGGCGAAGACTGCCTGATAACCATTTCGGAGAACAGCCATGAAAAAGTTAGTTTGGGTTGCCGGCTTGGTTTTACTGCTGGCTTTTTTCTTTCCTGACGGCATCAAACTTCCGGAACCGGCGAAGCCTGTTGATGTAGTTGATGTCGAAGTCTCGCCGGCTATCGTAACGGCGCTGGCGGAAGCGACTATTGAAGACAAAGCGCATATCGCAGGTACGTATGACGGCATGCTGCGTGTAATTACTCGCGATAAGGGCACGCGCATCAAGACAACAGAGCGCTGGGCCGACTTTCAGGCAAACACGCTGCAACTGGCTATAGAAACGCCGGGACAGTATCCGGGTTTAGATGTGGCTATTGAAGAGGTGTTTAAGACACAACTCGGTACGGACGACGTACTTCCGACTGACGCCGAGACTCAACAAAAAATCGTAAAGGCGTGCCAAATTGTTTCCGCTTCTGCGCGCAAGTAATTTGCCTACATTTATAGGTGTCGCCATCATGACGCACGACCCTGTGCTGACATTGCTAATTGTTTTGTGGAGTCTGTTCCTCTTTTTTGTTATCATAAACAACATGTTGACGCGGCGGCCGCAAACGCCGCGTTTGTCTGTTTATGAGCAAAGGAGAGACTCTATGGCAGATGTTTTGGTCTACGGTGTTTCCGCCGCTCCGGTTACGGAAGGCGACGTTGTCTCGCGCGAACTGAGCGTTGTGATCAACGGTTTGGAGCAGCCGGTAGTTTCCTTTCCGGGTTACGCCGTTGACCTTGGTGTCATCGACGTACCGCAGGATGCCGAAGTAGTTCTGCGCCTTGTTGACGTAGACGACGCTGGAAATCGTTCGGCTCCGGCCGAAGTTTCGTTCGTCGCTACCGATACGGTTCCGCCGGCCGCGCCCGGTGGTTTGGGTGTAACGTTGGTAGCCGAGAAGTCGCATGACGACGCGGTTCCGTCCGACGTGGTTACAGAAGATACGACAGACGTCACGAACGAGTGACGCCGGACACAACGGTTAACCTCCGCTGCCGCAAGGTGGCGGGGGTTAACCCTAACCCGAACAAATAACTATGGCCGCTCCCGAAATGTTTTTCGACAATGTCTATGACGTTGTCTCGGCGTACGAAAAAGGCTTTGTTGGCGTATACGCCAATCCGGAAGCCGAAGCCAAGTTGTGGGACGAAGTGCGGGCTGCCGGAGGTATTCCAGACGGCGCCATGGCGTGCAACGAGTACGGCCTTGAAGAAAGCGGCAAAAATAAACTTAGCACAGCGTTCATGGAAATTTTGGCGCTGTATCCGGACAGCCTGCCCGGCGGAGCGCAAGGCCGCGGTGACTGCGTAAGTTGGTCAACGCGAAACGCCTGTCTCGGCTCGATGTGTTGCGAGATCACCAGCGGTAAACCAGACGAGGTTAGCGGCCGATTAGAAGGCGCTCCAGAAGTCAGCGACGCCGCACGACTTAATGGCGTGATCGCAACGGAGGCGTTTTACAATTGGCGCCGGCACGGCGGCGACGGCTGGAGTTGCGGCGAAGCGGCGCGAGTGGCGCTTAAAGAGTCTGGTTTGTGGTTGCGTAAAAAGTACGACGAGATTAACGTCGACTTCACGCAGTACAGCGCGCGCAATGCCGGTATTTACGGCTCTCGCACGCCGCCGGAGTCGTGGCTTGAGATTGGCAAAGACCATTTGATTCGTACGGCTACCGATGTCGAAGACTACGAACAACTCCGCGACCTTTTAGCCAACGGTTATTGTATTAGTTCGTGCGGCTCGGAGGGCTTCTCCAGTGAACGCGACGAACACGGCGTTAGTTCTAGAAAAGGCTCTTGGGCGCACGCCCTCGCCTATCTGGGCTGTGATGATCGCGACATTATTAAGGCGATCTACAACGAGCCGCTTGTATTGGTCCAAAATTCGTGGGGGCAGTGGAACGACGGTCCTCGTCGTATTCTCGGCACAAATATTGATATTCCCATCGGCGCGTTCTGGGCGCGGTGGTCGGATATCAAAAACCGGTCGATGATCGCGTTTTCGGGCGTCAACGGCTGGCCGCCCAAGAAACTCAAGAACTACGGCGCTTTGGGTAACATCTAAAAACAGATTTGTTTCAACTTGTCGCCCAAAAGCAAAAATTGCGACAAGTCACTTGGACGTGTCGCGCGGAACGACATAGCAAAATTCAGCCAAACCGCGCGAAACGTCAAAACCTAAAGGTGTGAGCATGTTTGAACGGGTTGTTGCGCTTTTCTTGGCGCTTTTTTCGTGGGTGCTTCCGCATGCCGACACAACGCCCAAAAAAGACTGTGTCGGACTGGTCGCTGCTGAGGCTGCTTACTCTGCTCTTCTTCCTGACGCGGCGCCGGTAAAGCCAAAGGTGCCCACAAAGGATTGCACGACCTGTAACGGCGCTGGGCGCGTCAGGACGGGCGATAATCAGGGCTGGACTAAATGCCCCGACTGCGAGGGCAAGCCGCTCGGGCAGCCTATTTCGCGATAATTGCCTGTCACGCAATTATCATGAAATACAATGTCCGTTGCCTAAATCCGTAACGTCCGATATACAAGGTCCTACGGAGGCTGACGCCCGATATACGCTACGGAAGGTGCAAGGATGCCCGATCTTAAGAAAGTCACTGGAAAGTGCTATACATTTCGTGGTCTAAAGTTTTACGCTGAAAATGGCTTTGTTTGCCTGCACGACGAAGACACCGGTGAGTTTTTCGTCCTGACTCGTAAAGAGTTCTTGTTACGTGCGCAGGCCCTTTCTGAAGAAGCCGCCAGACTTCGTCACGTAGCCGCCGAGAACCCCGACAAGGCATCGTGGCTCTCGGCTGACCGCTCAGAACTCATTAAGGCAATCGAAGAGATGATTGCCTGCACGAACGAGGCGAAAGAGCAGGGCGACCGAACTGACCCCGCTGTTGACGCTTGGTTTATGAAACACCGCCCGAATCGTAAGAGCAGAATTTCACTTGTCTCGGCCGCTGACTTTAAAACGGCCCTCCCCGGCGCGCTTCCTTCGGGCCGCGACACTGGAAAATACGTCACTCCAGACTTTACAATGGGGGCTGCACCGAATCCCCCCAAAAAGTTAATTCTGCCGGGAGAGTGACATGGATTTTGACCGTCTCGACGAAAAGACAGCCTTTAAACTCGGCTTTGCGACCCGTTGCTTTGAAATGGGCTTGGAACCAGACCAAGTAAAAGAAGCGATGGAGAAGAGCGCAATCTGGCGCCACATTCTGCCGTATTTGAGCCGATTGCGCCCATATGCTGGCGCTGCGGCTACTGGTGCCGGCGGTTTATTGAGCGGTCTGGGCATCGGCGGCGCTTTCAATGCCGCTAAAGATATAAGCGGTCTTGGCCTCGGGCTTGCTGGTGGCGCTGGTCTTCTTGGCGGTGCTGCGCTGGGTTACGGCAAGGCGAAGTTAGACGAAGACGACATTAGCGAAGACGACATCAAGGCAAAAGAACTGGCGGATACCTACAAGGTGTACGCCGATCGGTTAAAGGCGCAAAAGGCTTATCGTCAATACAGGCAGTCCCGAGAAGCGCGCTAAAAAAGAAAGGCTTCTGTGAGCACAAGGAAGTATTTTGAGGAAGTCACAGGTCCGCAGCACGGTAATCACCGGTTGCATTGGCCGGGAACTCCAGAGGGTTTTCCAGTGCTGGCTCAACCCGGCACTCCCCCAAACCTCAAACAAGACGAAATTGAAAACATCGACTTCCGGATGGATTTCAAGTCAAAAATGTTTGAATTGTGGGACGAGAAGCAAAAAGCCGAATTTGACGACATCAATGATAAAATGGTCAACGGTTGGTACATGCTGCAAAAGCGCGCCGACCACTGGGATGAAGAAAACAAACATTTTCGTGTCTGGCTGGAGTGGTGTCAGGTTTATGGCATGATTCCGCCCAAATAACGGCAGGCGACTATGGGTTACGCAGAAGACGGCAAAGAGATTATGAATAACCTTGTGCTGGGCACCGGTGTCGGGGCCTCGGCGACAGGGCTTTATTATTTGGCGAAACAACTGCGTAAGCGTTTTGAAAACCAACTGGCTAAAAACGCACCGGAAACACCTGATTACAATGAAGTCGCGACTGAAACGCCCGATCTTGCTACCGTTCAGCCGAAACTAGCCTTTGATGCTTACACCGTCGCGACCCCGCTTGTTACCGGGACCGCCGGCGCTATCTTGGCCGCTGCGCTTTCTGATAACAAAACAAAGAAGCGGAATGCAATTCTCGGCGGCCTTACTGGCGCCGGTGTTGGTGCCGGTTTGAATACAAAGCCTGTGCACGGAGCCGTCGCTAAGGCATTGCCCACCGGTTGGTTCCCGTATTTAGACCCGTTTGGTGAAGGCGGCGGGCGCAATCACGCCTACGGCGGTTGGAAGACCATGGCGAACGTTGGCGGCGCGGCCGCTGGTCTTGCCGGCGGTAAGGCGCTTTACGACCTGTCCGTCGCCCCGCAGATTGAAGCGGAAAAGAAACGCAAGAATTACGAATCTGTCGAAGGCGCTCGGAAGCAGTACTTTGACGAATTGTTAAGCGAAAAAGACGACAAGAAAAAAGAGAAGCGGTCTAGCGTCAACGAGTTGCTCGACGGCGCTTACGCTGCTTACGCCGAAAAAGAAGCCGGTATCGGCGATGTTTGGAGCGACATCTGGACAAAAGGCGATTACAACCCGCTTGCGTGGTTAACTTCTGCGTATCGTGCGCCTGTTGACTTAATGAGTTTAGGTGCTGCTGGCGCGTTTGCCGGCGGTGGCTTGCTTGGCGGCAAATACATGTACGACAAGACCATGGCGGCCAGTAAGTCAAAGAATCTCGCCAAAGCGCTTGCGGCGAAAGAACGGATGAAGGACGCGTTGCCTCCGTGGGTAGACCCGCAGGAACTGGCGCAGATCAAAGAGGTCGCTAGCGCAAATGCCGATCAAGGGGTGTAAACATGTCGGACCCGCTACCTCCTCTGCGGTCACCGTCGCCCCTTCCTCCTCTTGCCCCGGCGCCGCTACCCCAACAACAGACCCGCGCTTTTGGTGATATCCAAACGCTGCGGCAGAACATCTTTGACGAGGCGCTGCGCTCAGCGTCCAGCATCGAGCCGATCCAGAACGATCTTTACACACTGCAACTGGCCGACGTTAGTTACAGCGGGCCAGAACGCTACGCACGTAAAGATCAAAAGCGCGCTGTATTAACTCGCGGAAGTTTAACACGTAAGTTAGTCGGCACGTGGAATTTAATAGAAAATGGCTCGAAAAAGCCTGTCGCTACGCGACAGGCTACCATAGCAAATGTACCGTATCTGACCGACTCGGGTACGTTTGTAAACAAAGGCGTCGAATACACGCTGTCGCACCAATTGCGACTGAGGCCGGGCGTGTTCACGCGCGAGAAAGATAACGGCGAACTGGAATCGCACGTTAACACGCTGCCCGGCAAGGGGCGCTCGCACCGGTATTACATGGACCCCAAGACCGGTGAGTTCCAGATTCAAATTGGACAGGCCAAGATTCCGCTTCTGCCCTTGCTAAAAACGCTCGGCGTGCAAGACAAGCAGATTCGCGAGGCATGGGGCAACGAGATTACTGCTGTTAACATGCAAAAAGGCGACGCCGGCACGCTGGATAAACTTTATCAGCGGCTGGTATTCAAGCCGGACGCGGCAGCGGACCAGTTGGCCAAAATTAAGGCTATTGCCGCGGAGTTTGCCAAAACAGAGTTGGACGAAGAAGTCACAAAGCGCACGCTGGGTAAGTCGTACAAGACGCTGACACCAGACGCAATTTTAGACATCACGAAGAAACTCATCGCTGTTAACCGCAAAGAAGCCGAAAGCGACGATCGCGATAGCATGGCGTTTCAGCAAGTCTTTGGCCCGGAAGATTTGATATCTGAACGTTTCGTTAAAGATAAGTCGGCGTTGCGCCAACTGTTGTGGAAGGCCACGGCTAAGAAAACACTCGACCACATTCCCAGCGGCGTATTTAACAAGTCGATCACGGCCGCGCTTATTGGCTCGGGTCTCGGCTCCAGTCTTGAAGAAATCAACCCAGCGGAAATCTTCGACCATCAGACGCGCGTCACCAGACTCGGCGAAGGTGGCATTGGCTCGCTCGACGCAGTGCCGGCAGAGTCGCGCAGCGTGCAGCCCAGCCACTTTGGCTTTATCGACTATCTTCGCACGCCGGAGTCGGGCAAGGTCGGCGTAGACATGCGCTTCGCCGCCGGCGCCCGCAAACTCGGCAACAGCCTGCACACGTTTGTGGTGCCGGTCAAAGACGCCGAGACGGGTAAGACTGAATACAAGACGCCGCAAGAACTGGCGGACATGCCGCTGATGTTCCCCGGCGAAGAAAAGTCTGACATGCCGATGGTAGCCGCGCTTGTAAACGGCAAAATTAAGTATGTGCCGCGCAAAGACGCCAAATACACCGTCCCGAACATGGACAATACATTTTCGTCGTTGACCAACATGGTGCCGATGAAGGCCATGGTGAAAGGTCAGCGTGTAATCATGGGTAGCCGCATGTTTACGCAAGCGCTGCCGCTCGAAAACGCTGAATCACCGTTTGTACAGTCGGCGAAGTTCGACAGCGACGGCAGCGTATCGCATGAAGACGAAATGGGTGAAAAGTTGGGCGCGATCAAAGCCCAAGTCGGCGGGCAGGTGTTGTCTGTTTCTCCAGACGAAATGATTATTCGCGACAAAGACGGCAATAAGCACACAGTTGATCTTTACAATGATATGCCGTTCAATCGCAAGACGTTTTGGACGCAAACCCCGACGGTACAGCCCGGCGACACAGTCAAACCCGGGCAACTTATCGCCACTAGCAACTTTACCGATAAACAAGGTACCGCCGCTCTTGGTTTAAACTTGCGCGTGGGTTATACGCCGTTCCGCGGTCGCAACTATGAAGACGCCGTTGTGATATCAGAATCGGCGGCTAAGAAACTCACCAGCCAGCACATGTACCAGCACGAGGCCGAGTGGGACGATAACACGCACGTCGGAAAGAAGTCATTCTTGAG